CGTAAGTATGAATCATTCTGGAAATAAACCATTTTTGTGGGTGGAATCTTACAGACCACGCACGGTTGAAGAGTGTATTCTTCCCGAATCAATCAAGTCCACATTTCAGGATTTTGTTGAGAGGGGAGAAATCTCCAATCTCCTGTTAGCAGGACCAGCGGGGTGCGGCAAGACAACCATTGCCCGTGCCCTTTGTGAACAACTTGGTTGTGACTACATTATTATCAATGGATCTGACGAAGGACGATTTCTGGACACGGTACGGAACCAAGCAAAGAACTTTGCTTCGACCGTATCACTTCAAGCAACTGGTAAACACAAAGTCATCATCATTGATGAGGCTGATAACACAACCCATGATGTACAACTCCTCTTACGGGCAAATATTGAGGCGTTTTATAACAACTGTCGATTCATCTTCACCTGCAACTACAAGAACAAGATCATTGAACCCCTCCACTCCCGATGTGCCGTCGTGGAGTTTACAATTACAAACAAACAAAAACCAGCAATCGCAGCACAGTTCTTCAAGCGCCTCCAAGAAATCTTGGTTACAGAAGGTGTTGAATCTGATAACAAGGTCCTGGTAGAACTCATCAACAAACACTTCCCTGATTGGCGTCGTGTTCTGAATGAGTGCCAACGTTATAGTGTTGGTGGAAAGATTGATTCTGCAATTCTTGCCCAATTTAGTGACGTAAAAATCAATGATCTCATTAAATGTCTCAAAGAGAAGAACTTCACGGAAGTTCGGAAATGGGTGGTGGCTAATCTGGACAATGATCCTGGGGTATTGTTGCGTCGTGTTTACGATGCTCTGGTTGATGCCCTTGAAAACCCTAGCATTCCTGCTGCTGTGCTCATTATTGCTAAGTATCAGTATCAGATCGCGTTTGTAGCCGATCAGGAAATCAACCTGATCGCGGCGTTGACTGAGATTATGTGTGAGTGTGAATTCAAATGAAAAAGTATCTGTTTCTTCTTGGTGGTCTGACTCTACTCTCCACACCTGCTAACGCAATTACTTGGAAGGAATTCTGGGAACCGTTTGACGGTCATCATTCCCATAATTATCATTACCATCATTATGATGGAGGACATCATCGTCCTAGTGTATGCCATAAACATTTTCACTTTCATCAGGGATCTGGCATCATTCATGAACACAGGCACTGCCATGGAAACGGTTACAGTCATCATGGAGAAGATCAGAGACATCCTGTTTATACAACACCTGGTAAATATTATTTTTGATTATGAAGTCGTTGAAATCTCTTAAGACGCCGATTCGCTACCCTGGTGGCAAGTCCCGTGCTTGCACCAAAATGGATCAGTATTTCCCTGATCTTAGAAACTACGATGAATATCGTGAACCGTTTCTTGGTGGCGGTAGTGTTGCTTTACACATAACCAAGAAGTATCCAAACATTAAGGTTTGGGTGAATGATCTTTATGGTCCTCTTTATAATTTTTGGATTCAATTGAGGGACAACGCTGATGAAATTACGAGACAACTCCAAGAACTTAAATCACGATACCCAGATAGAGGATCTGCCCGTGGGTTATTTTTCGAGGCTAAGGACTTTCTTGACAACACTGGTGACGCCCCAGAAATCCGAGCATCCCTCCACGGGGACCGTGAACCCGTATATTCTGCCGTTGCTTTTTATGTTGTTAACAAGTGCTCTTTTTCTGGTCTCACTGAGTCCTCATCCTTTTCTGCCCAAGCATCTGATTCAAACTTCTCGATGCGAGGCATCCTGAAACTTCCTGAATATTCTAAACTAATCCAGAACTGGACTATTACAAATTACTCTTACGAGATGATGATGGAAACATCTCCTAAGACCTTCATCTATCTCGATCCACCATACGACATTAAAGACAATCTCTATGGTCGTAAGGGAGATATGCATAAGAGATTTGATCATGATCTATTTGCCAAACGCATGGACTTCACTGATGCCCACTGCATGGTGAGTTACAATTCGGATCAACTTGTAAAGGATCGTTTTCAAGGTTGGAAAGCAGGTGAGTTTGATCTGACTTATACGATGCGTTCTGTTGGAGAATACATGCGTGAACAAAAAGATCGTAAAGAACTTGTGTTGATGAATTATGGAATTAAAGGACTGGCTTAACTCTATCAATTATAACAAAGAGGATCTGTCTGGGGAGATTAAGTCTTATCCCCCATATATTGTCAATCGTTGTTTGTCTGGTCACATTGATTGTATTATGTTTGCTAATGAGATGAACATGAATCATCAGTTGGATAAAGATATGCAATATCAATTTTATCTAAATAGTCTGAGGAAAAGGAAGAGATTCTCTCCTTGGATCAAAAAAGATAAAGTACAAGACCTCGATATTGTAAAACAATATTATGGTTACAGCAATGAGAAAGCATCTCAGGCACTGAGGATTTTATCTAAACAACAAATCGAATTTATTAAGCAACGGCTTGACATTGGAGGCGCAAAATGAGCACGGTGAAAGAACCTGAGGTACAGTGGTCCCAGGACCAGATGATTGAAGTAAGACTGAGAGAACCTGATGACTTTCTCAAAGTGCGTGAGACACTGACTCGTATTGGAGTAGCATCACGCAAAGAAAAGAAACTGTATCAGTCTTGCCACATTCTTCATAAGCAAGGAAGATACTTTATCGTTCACTTTAAGGAGTTGTTTGCTCTGGATGGCAAACATGCCAATCTTACTCCTAATGATGTTCAACGTCGTAATCGTATTACTCAACTTCTTTCTGATTGGGGACTCATTGAGGTAGTCAACGCTGAGACTATCACTGAGATTGCTCCTCTGAATCAAATCAAGGTTCTCTCTTTCAAAGAAAAGAATGAGTGGACCCTTGAAACAAAATATAACATTGGTAAAAAGAAGACACAAGAGTCCTAAATAGAACGTCGCTTTCGTGCGCGACACGCTACAAAAGGAATATACGCTACAAGGAGGGTTACCAACACCCTCCTTTTTTATGCGAGTTTTCCGTGAGGTGCAAATCTCTTTCCAACTTTAAGAGACATGTAGAGCAAATCTGTCCAGAATTCAGATTCTGCATTTAATACATCATTGAAAAAATTAAGTTGCATTAATTTTGATTGTGCTATGGCTCTGCTTTTAGCACTGTTGGATTCAAACATTTCTTTTATCATAGATTCAAATTGATCATAAGTGCTAGTTCCTTTAATATATTTTTTCAAGTTATTATACATCGTTTTATAATCACGTTTGTCATCATTAAATTCCTCAATAGTTTGAGGATACTCTTGATGTTTATTGGTAAAAGTTTTCTCGCTTGTTGTCGATTGAATCAAATCTTCAACTAAATTGACAGGAGCAGCACCACCCTTACCTCCACTTCCCTTGATTACACTTTCATATTTTAGGTTAGAAAATTTATCCCCAGGTGTTCTTATGATGTAAGTCGTATAATCAGCAAAAGTAACATACGCACCTTGAATCATCCCATCTTTTGATGGGGATGTGTCTATTTCTATTTTGATATCCTTCATCTTTATTTGTTCCACGTCTGCAAATTCAATATCCTTTGGACTCACATTGACATATTTGAATTTTGCTGTTTGCCTGTCATCAATTTTTTTAAGTGATAGTCCAATAAGTTTTTCTTGATTAATTAATTTATAAAGAACATTATTAAACTCAGTCAACGTTTGATGATCACCATCTATTGCTTTATCAATCATATTTTTTACAGTTGTTTTATCTTTTACTGCCCATATATCAGCAGGATTCCAAGTTTCATATTTGCCAACAGGGACTTTACCACGGACTGTCATGACACTAACTTTTTTTAGTTCATCTTTTATGAAAGTCATGAAGTCTTGTCCACCATGTTCAAAAACATCCCATTGAGATGGTTGAAATTTTTTGAAGAATGCTTTTTGATGTTCGTAATAACTATGCACCCACGCATTTATTTTATCCTTATAAGCAGACCCAAATATTTTTTCTAAACCTTTGAAGGTTTCTGTGTCATTTAAAATATCTTTTGCACTTTCAAATTTCTTATTCTTTTTCAAAACTTGCGTCAGAATAAAAGCACTCCCCTCTTCCTGAATCGCAGTTTTGACACTTTTCCCACTACTACTGCTTTTACCTGTCTTTGGTTTTTGTTTAAAGGATACGTAAACATCGTCTGGGACTATTCGCAATCCACCATCTCTTAGAGATAAAACTAATCTCTTACCTTTTTGATACTTTTTAACTAATAATTTTTTTACTTCATCAGCAATCACAGGTTTGCCAGATTTTTTCTTAGAAGAAATATATTCTAATTGAATAACTCCTCTGTTAATTGTAGCAAAATCATCAACCTCATCAATTACAGAGTCTTTTAGATCAGTATTTTCAAGACTTGATAAGTAAAAAAGAACATCTGTCAAAAATCTACTGGTCATTTGAAAATATTTTAAAAGTATTTATTATGAGGGCGGGTTACAACACCCCCCTTTTTTATGCCTTGTGCTAATATATAATTATGGATGCCTTCGGGGTCCACACAATCAAATCTCGCTTTAACAGGAGAAGTACAAATGGAACTAACGAAGTATAATGCTGCCAACTTAAATCAACTGTTGGATCGCATTACTAGAAACTCTATTGGAATGGACGAATATTTCGATCGTCTATTTACAATTCATGAGACAACATCAAATTATCCTCCATACAATTTGGTTTCGTTAAACAATGTGGAGTCTCGTTTAGAGATTGCTCTTGCCGGATTCAAAAAGAAGGAAGTTCATGTCTACACACAAGATGGTAAACTCTTTGTGGAGGGTCAGAAGGAAGATAAAGAAACGGAAACTAACTACGTCCACAAGGGTGTGGCTCAACGGAGTTTTACACGTTCCTGGACACTCAGTGAGGACACGGAAGTTAGATCAGTTACTTTTGAAGATGGGCTTCTAAATATTGTGCTTGGAAAAATTGTTCCAGAGGCACACAAACGAAAGGATTATCTATGAACAAACTTATTATTGGATTAACTTCATTATTAATTGCGTCTCCAGCATTTGCTCACCCAAGGAATTATAATAGTTCTGTATACTATCATCCTGAAAAGGATGTTATGGTGAGAAAAGATTGGAGACGATGTAAGAAAATTAAATATGTAACTAAGTATGATAATTGGGGATGGTATACTGAACGCAAGGTTCTTCCATTAAAATCTTGCTTTAAGCATACTGATAATTCAAAAACAAAAATTAAAGTGATTATTAGAGACTAAATAGTATTGAATATCGTCGCCGCAGAGGGGCAACTGGCACAAACCAGTTGACGCCCCTCTTTTTTCTTGGTATAATTAGATGGAGGTAATGTGACTTATGGCAATCAAACTGGCAGTTTTGAAATCGGGCGAGGATGTTATCGCTGATGTAAAAGAACTTGTGATGGGAGAACGTGTAATTGGATATACGTTTGTTAATCCAGCAACTGTTCGATTCTTAGATCCACAAGCTCTTTATGAGAAAGGTAGAGACATTGATATTGTTTTTGCTCCTTGGATTCCGTTGACATCACAGAAAGAAATTCCAGTTGCTCCTGATTGGATTATTACATTGGTTGAACCTATTCCACAAGTAACACAAAAGTATAAGGAAGGTATTAAAGATGGTCAAAGTTCTAGTTCTAATGAACAACTCGATCTTGGTTTCGCAGATTGAAGAGGTTGGATCTGAACTCGGAGAACCCGATTGTAAACTGATCGAACCATTTATTGTTGTTCAAACAACAGGAGAATTGATGCCATGGTGTATTGATTTTACATCACAAAATGAGTTTATGATCAGTTCAGATAAAATCTTAACCATTGTTGAACCAAACAATAAACTACTTGAAAAATACAAATCCTTGATTTCTTGATGAGATTTTACACCAACGTACAACTTGTCGGTAACCAATTCCTGGTCCGTGGTTATGATAATGGAGAACATTTTGCTCTCCGTGAAGAGTACAAACCAACTCTTTTTGTTGACAGCAAGAAAAAAGATTCGAAATATAAAACTTTGAATGGTAAACTTGTTGAACCCATTCACCCTGGTTATGTAAAAGACTGTCGTGAGTTTTTTTCAAAGTATGATGGAGTTGAAGGATTCAATATCTACGGTAATGAAAGGTACATTTATCAGTACATTTCGGATAACTATCCTGATGAGCACATCGACTTTGATATTTTAAAGATCAAGTTGATTACTCTGGATATTGAGACAACTGCTGAGCAAGGATTCCCCGATGTGCAAACTTGTGAGGAAGAATTGCTCACAATCACGATACAAGATTATGCAACTAAACAGATTATCACGTGGGGTGTCAAACCTTTTGTGGTTAAACAAAAGAATGTTGAGTATATTCGTTGCTTGGATGAAGTAGATCTTCTTAATAAGTTCATAACTTATTGGGAAAATGAACCGCCTGAGGTTATCACTGGTTGGAATATCCAACTATTCGATATCCCATATATTGCTGGACGCCTTAAAAAAGTTCTTGGCGAAAAACGTATGAAGCGTCTTTCGCCATGGGGTCTTGTAAGTGAACATGAGGTCTTTATTCAAGGCAGAAAGAACAAATCAATGGATATTGGTGGTGTTACCCAGCTAGATTACCTTGATTTGTATAAGAAATTTACTTATACCAACCAAGAATCTTATCGTCTGGATCATATTGCACTGGTTGAACTCGGTCAACAAAAACTAGATCACTCTGAGTTTGACACTTTCAAAGATTTCTATACTGGTAACTGGCAAAAGTTCGTTGAATACAACATCAAAGACGTGGAACTTGTTGACCGTTTGGAAGACAAGATGAAATTGATTGAGTTGGCACTGACAATGGCATATGATGCCAAAGTAAACTTCACCGACGTGTTTTATCAGGTCAGAATGTGGGATGCAATCATCTACAACTATCTTAAAAAGAGAAATATTGTTATTCCGCCAAAGGTTGGTGCCAAAAAGGATGACAAATATGCTGGTGCATATGTTAAAGAACCGATTCCTGGTAGTTATGATTGGGTTGTTTCCTTTGACTTGAACAGTCTATATCCACATTTAATTATGCAATATAACATTTCACCAGAAACTCTGGTGGATGAACCTCATCCAAGATGTTCTGTGGATAAAATCTTGTCTGGAACATTTATGGCAGATGGTCGTTATGCAACAGCAGCAAATGGTGCAATGTATCGCAAAGATGTGCGTGGATTTTTGCCAGAACTGATGGATAAAATCTACAAAGAACGCACCATTTACAAGAAAAAGATGCTTGCTGCTAAGCAAGAGAACGAAAAGTCACCCTCCAAGACACTTGAAAAGGAGATTGCGCGGTGTAATAACATCCAAATGGCACGTAAGATCCAACTGAACTCTGCTTATGGTGCTATTGGTAATCAGTATTTCCGATATTATAAGTTGGAGAATGCAGAAGCTATTACTCTTTCTGGTCAGGCATCAATTCGATGGATTGAGAACAAGATGAATGACTATCTAAATAATCTTCTTAAAACAGAAGGAGAGGATTACGTCATTGCATCCGACACTGACTCAATCTATCTTAATCTTGGACCTCTTGTTAGTAAATTTTTTGCTAATAAGTCTAGCGACAAAGCAGCGATTGTTTCCATACTTGATCAGATCTGTCAAGACAAGTTGGAACCATTCATCGAACAGTCTTATCAGGAACTTGCGGACTACATGTCGGCATATGAGCAGAAGATGTTCATGAAGCGTGAGAACATTGCTGATCGTGGTATTTGGACTGCGAAGAAGCGATACATTCTCAACGTATGGAACAGTGAGGGTGTTCAGTATGCAGAACCTAAACTGAAAGTCATGGGTATTGAGGCAGTTAAGTCCTCTACACCTGCACCTTGTCGCAAGATGTTGAAGGATTCCTTCAAACTCATGATGACTGGCACTGAAAATGATGTGATTGAATACATTGAAAGGTGCCGATCAGACTTCAAGAAGATGGATCCAGAGCAGATTTCTTTTCCTCGTTCGGTATCTGATGTCGAAAAGTATAAGTCAGTCAACTCAATTTATGATAAGGGAACTCCGATTCATTGTCGCGGAGCACTTTTGTTCAACCACTACATAAAACAGAAAAAACTCACCAACAAGTATTCTCTTATTCAGAACGGGGAAAAGATTAGGTTTCTGTATTTGAAAAAACCAAATCCAATTCATGAAAATGTGTTATCATTCATTCAAGAATGGCCAAAAGAACTGGATCTCAACAAATATATTGACTACGATCTTCAATTTGATAAGGCATTCTTGGAACCATTGAAGATCATTCTTGATTCCATTGGTTGGTCTGTTGAAAAAACTACAAACTTGGAGGCATTCTTCTCATGAAAGATCAATACGTAATCGATGACGGCGAATCGAAAAAGGAGAAATGGAATCGTGGACTTGACATCTTTATCGAATCAGTTCACAAACCAGACAGTGCATTAAGACAGTGTGCTCACAACCAAAAGTGTTATCATGAACTGATGGATGTGCGTAAAAATGTGCTAGAATATCTGCACACTCTTAGGTGGCATTGATGGATTTTTTGAAAGACATCGTAAAAGAGATTGGTGATGATTACACCAAACTTGCATCAGACATTGATGAAACTGAGACATATGTTGATACGGGTTCGTACATTTTTAATGCACTGGTTTCAGGTAGCATATTTGGCGGTGTATCTGGGAATAAGATTACTGCTATTGCTGGGGAGTCTAGCACTGGAAAAACATTCTTCTCGTTGGCTGTTGTTAAAAATTTTCTTGATAGCAATCCCGATGGGTACTGTCTTTATTTTGATACAGAAGCAGCAGTTAACAAGTCTCTTTTAGCAAGTCGTGGTGTTGATCTTGATCGAACAGTTGTTGTGAATGTCGTAACAATCGAAGAGTTTCGCAGTAAAGCACTTCGTGCAGTTGATATATACTTAAAAGCACCCGTAGAAGAACGCAAACCTTGCATGTTTGTGCTTGATTCTTTGGGTATGCTCTCAACTGAAAAAGAAATAACTGATGCTTTAAATGATAAACAAGTTCGTGACATGACAAAATCACAACTTGTTAAAGGTGCATTCAGAATGTTGACATTGAAACTTGGTCAAGCTAACATACCAATGATTGTTACTAATCATACCTACGATGTCATCGGTGCTTACGTTCCTACTAAGGAGATGGGTGGTGGTAGTGGCCTTAAATATGCCGCTTCTAGTATCATTTATCTTAGCAAGAAGAAGGAAAAGGATGGAACGGAAGTTGTTGGAAACATTATCAAGGCAAAGACTGCTAAGTCGCGTCTAAGTAAAGAGAATAAAGATGTGGAAATACGTTTGTATTATGATGAGCGTGGTCTTGATCGATATTATGGTCTTCTTGAACTCGGTGAACTCGGTGGACTTTGGAAGAATGTCGCAGGTAGATATGAAATTGACGGAAAGAAAGTATATGCCAAGGCAATCTACAAAGAACCTGAAAAATATTTCACGCCAGAGGTGATGGAACAGTTGGACGAAATCGCAAAGAAGGAGTTTAGTTATGGAGAAAGTTGAGAATCTTGTTCTCAAAAATCTCCTCTATGATGAAAAGTATTCTAGAAAAGTTATTCCTTTTATCAAGAAAGAATACTTTGAGGATCCTAGTCATAAAATTCTTTATGAGGAGATTTCTTCGTTTATTATTAAGTATGATGAGCTTCCTACGAAAGAAGCAGTATCGATTGAGGTTGAAAACAGAGAGGATCTAAACGAATCACTCTTTAAAGAACTTAGCAAGATTATTTCTTATCTTGATAAAGAACCTGCTGATTTTGATTGGTTATGTGACACCACAGAAAAGTGGTGTCGTGATCGTGCCATTTATCTGGCACTGATGGAGTCTATTGCCCTGGCAGACGGCAAGGACGAGAAGAAGGGACGAGATGCCATTCCATCTATTCTTTCTGATGCTTTGGCAGTATCATTTGATAATCATGTTGGACACAACTACCTAGAAGACTACGAAGAACGCTATGCTATCTACCACCGTAAGGAAGACAAAATCCCCTTTGATCTGGAATATCTTAACAAAATCACCAAAGGTGGTCTCCCTAATAAAACTCTCAATATCGCTCTTGCTGGTACAGGTGTCGGCAAAAGTCTATTCATGTGCCATGTTGCTAGTGCCGCGCTCATGCAGGGTAGGAACGTACTCTACATTACATGTGAAATGGCAGAGGAAAAAATTGCTGAGCGAATTGATGCAAACCTCCTGAATGTAAATATACAAGATATTGTTGACTTACCAAAACAAATATTTGATTCGAAGGTTAATAATCTTTCTAAAAAGACACAAGGCAACCTAATTATTAAAGAGTACCCTACGGCATCTGCACATGCTGGACATTTTAGGTCACTCCTTAACGAACTTGCACTTAAAAAGTCTTTTAGACCTGATATTATTTTTGTGGACTATCTCAATATTTGTGCCTCTTCGCGTTACAAAGGGTCTGCCAATATCAATTCCTATACACTTGTTAAGTCGATTGCTGAGGAACTTAGAGGGCTCGCTGTCGAAGCAAACGTCCCTATCGTATCTGCCACCCAGACCACTCGTTCTGGTTATGGTAGCTCTGACGTTGACATTACTGACACTAGTGAATCCTTTGGTCTCCCTGCTACTGCTGATCTTATGCTTGCCCTTATTTCAACTGAGGAACTGGAAGAACTGGGACAGATTATGGTGAAGCAGTTGAAGAACCGATATAATGATCCCACCATCAACAAACGATTTGTAGTTGGTATTGATCGTGCCAAGATGCGACTCTACGATTGTGAGCAGTCGGCACAGAATGATATCCTTGACAACGGCAAGGAAGAGGAGTATGATTACAAAGAAACCACTGATTTAAAGAAAAAGTTCTCTACACTGAAATTCTAATGATTGACACTCAAAAATACGTTGAATTTGTTCGTGAAACCACTAGCGATCCGTCTCTGGATTATGCTGCATTTCTAACTCGTCTGAATACTCTGGAACTTGAAAATGATTGTAATGTCACTCAACTTCTGACTGCTGCTCTTGGAATGACTGCCGAAGCTGGTGAGTTTACTGAGGTTGTAAAGAAGATTATCTTCCAAGGTAAACCATATAATGAAGATAATATCTTTCATATGAAGCGCGAACTTGGAGACATCATGTGGTATATTGCCCAAGCATGTATGGCACTTGATATTAGTATCGAAGAGGTAATTCAGATGAACTTCGACAAACTGAGTGCTCGTTATCCTGAGGGTGCATTTAGTATTGAGCGTTCTGAAAATCGTGTGGAAGGCGATCTCTAATGCAAACTCTGATCAACTATGTTACTGCTTTCTGGTCTGTGGTTGTTTTGAACTGTGCCCAACCAGTAAACTGGAAGTATTGTTATCGTGTTGATCAATGGTTAGTTCCTGGAATCCAAGAGGGAGTTGAGATTTATTTTAACCCCTCTTCGATTTATCAAAAAGAAAAAGAGTATTTACTAAATAAAGAATAGGAAGAATACTTTTGCTAACAATGAATCTTAAAGAAGTAAAGGCATTGATGGAAGCATATGGTGATGTTTATGCTCCCCAAGAAGTAGAGGAAGTTTATAAGGGTAAGCATGGCCAATCTGATAAAGAGTATGCTGACTCTCGCTCCCAAGGTGGTAAGATGGTCTCTGGTGACTCCAAGATGAGTGGTGCCGAATATACTCATGGTCGCAGAGTCAAGGCAGCAAACCCAGGTATGCAACCTGATGTAGGTGGCAAGACCAAACCCAAGTCTCAGGGTAGGATGGACCGTGGCACCCGTGCTGATCTTCAATATCGTAAAGCAAACTTAAAGAAAGAGGAGTTTGAACTCGATCAAATTATTGAGTCATTGGTTGAGAGAGGACACACAGAGCAAGAAGCATATGCTCTTGTTGCTCAATTCACTTTCTCCGAAGGTTATCAACGCAATCCTGAGAAAGGTGAGAAGGAAGATAAAAAGTATGCTCCTGTTCGTGGAGAAAAAACTCCTATGCCACCAAGAGGTGATAAGCGTAGAGAGGACTTTGAGAAGTGGTATGCCAAGCAAATGGGTCGTTGATGATTCTAAATAGTTCTAAAAAGAACTATGGCGACCAACGCGATAGAAACTGCAAAGCAAGAGAACGGATCCAGAGTTTTCTTTGAATCTTACATAGAGAGAGGAAAACTTCCATCCGACTCTGAGATGTTAAGAGTGTATGATGGATATAACGCAGAATGGAAATCAACATATGAAAAGCAAGCAACTGCATTAAAGAAGTTTCTTGGATCATCAAAAGGTTATGAGTATTCCAGAGACAATGGAATCATGCCTTACATTGAAGATATCGCTAAATCTGAGTGTGGAGTTAGTGTAAAAGATAGATGGAATCCAATGGATATCGTGATGGTCAAAAAGACCTTGAAGAAGACAGTAGAAGGAACAATAAAAGAACTCACTAATATTGAGGGTATGAGTAAAGAGGCAAAACTGTCTCTTTTAAATGCATATATGAAAGAAACTCTGAAAGAAAAAGTATTGATTGGGGTTTCTCTCAAAGCTATTTCAAAAACAAAAAAGACAGCAAGTGTTGAACTTGCTAATCTTGGTGGTGATAAAAGTGCAAGAGTTAGACTTGATCTCGTTCCTGGTTCTTTAAAGTGTACTCTTACTCTTGGAAAAAAGAAAGATTATTTGTTTGATACTGGTGAACTTGGATTTGACATTCAATCAGAAACTGGTGGTAAGATTCATGGACAGTCTAGAAACTTTCAGTATTCAAAAGCAAGAAATCTGGTACAAACAGACTTGACTCCCAAGGGAAAGGATGCTGGTGCTAAACTTGGAAAGGTGTCAAGTGTTGCCCTGGATAAATTTTTTAAGGGCATGAACATGACAAGACCATCTTCTGCCACAAAACATCCACATATCCCTCCTGTTGGTAAATGGACTGATGTTGACAAAAAATATTGGGTTGATTTGTATAATAAATTAAAGAACAACAGAATGATTGACTTTGGTGAAGTTGCAGTTTACCAAAATGGACAGAAAGTGGGAGATGAATTCTCTGATGTTTTAGAGAGTGCTATCATATATGAAACTGCGGGAGCTGATAGAAGTTCTGGTGGTAGATTCTCTTCAAAATTAATCGCTATGGAATGGGCAAACTGTTGGGTTCAGATTGCTAAAAAGAAAAAAATGAAAGACTGGTGCCGTGTTCTTTATTACGGAGCAAAAAAAGAGTTTGGATCATCAAATGGTCCTTTCCTAAAAATATATTGATAAATAATAGTTAAGAAGGATACTAATAAATGAAAACGTTTTCGGCATTCATTCAAGAAGCAGTAATCTCACGCGCTGTTGAAAAAGCAAAGCGTCTGGGATTAGTTTCGGATGGACATGGAAACTGGTATGATCGTCAAGGAAAATACAGAGGTAGAACTTATAAAGGTGATCTTCTTCTGAGTAAAGAGAGAGGACCGAAAGAAGAAGAACCACAACCTCAACAACAACGTGCTGCTGCCGCTCCACAAAAAGATGCAGAACCAGCAGCACAAGAAAGACCTGAACCACGTCGTCCTTCTGGTGACGGAGAATCTGAGGGTTCAGAAGAAAGAGAGGGAGAGACTCTCACTGTTGTATTTGGAAGGTTCAACCCTCCTACGGTCGGTCACGAAAAACTGTTAAATGCTGCAAAAAGACAAGCAGCAGGTGGGGCATACAAGATATATCCATCACGTTCAGAAGATCCTAAAAAGAATCCTCTTTCTCCTGATGAAAAGATTTCTTACATGAGGAGAATGTATCCAGATCATGGCGAAAGGATCATTAACGATGAGGATATGAAAAGCATATTCGACGTATTAAAGCAAGCAGATGAGGACGGATACGGTAGCATCAACATCATGGTTGGTGCTGATAGACAGGCAGAGTTTGAGAAACTCGCAACTAAGTATAACGGCGAACTCTACGACTTTGATGAGATTAACGTTGTGTCAGCAGGGGAACGCGATCCCGATGCTGAGGGTGTCGAAGGCATGTCTGCCTCTAAACTTAGAAAAGCAGCTGCTGATGGAGATTTCAAGGCGTTCAAAACGGGAGTTCCCAAAGCCTTAGATGATGAAGATGCAATGAAACTTTTTAACACCATCCGTAAAAAGATGGGTATTAAAGAAAAGGTTGCAATGGAAACATGGCAGTTTGCACCTAAACTTGATTGGAAAGGTCTCAGAGAAAATTATGTCAATGAACTGATCTTCAAAGTCGGTGATTTTGTAGAAAACTTAAACACTGGATTGATTGGTAAGATTATTCGTAGAGGAACAAATCATTTGATCTGTGTGACCGAAGATAACTTAATGTTTAAATCTTGGA